GCACACCCTTCAAGAGTATGGAAATCACTCGTGATTAAGTAGATCTTCAAAAGTTACCAACTCCCCAGTATGAATGAGTGATGCAAACTTAAAATCTTTATCACTCATTGAACTGTTAGATGGTTGCGCCTCGTGGTAGACACGCTTCATATACATGTCAATGTCATCAAAATATCTGAGAAGTTTGATGAGATCTTCATCGCGTGCGATATCCACCATCGTATCAAACTTTGCTTCTGAAAACCAATAACGAGAAACGTTGGAGACACTTGTGTTACGTGTGATAAGTTTATCCTTGATAAACTCTTCAACAGGACATTCTGGTTTGGCACCGATCTCATCAGCTTTGTAAGAACAAGTCATGAGAACGTGGAGACCACCGCTGATCTTCTTGAGGAACTGCTTCTTTTCGATGTTGAGAGACATTTTGTTACTTGAAAATATAATTACAATGTATGACTTAGGTTTTAGTTATTCGCGAGACCTCTTCTTCTGAGATTGGCTCGAAGATCGGCCATGAGCCTGGCGCGCGCGTTGTTGATGACTGGTTTAGATGGTGCACGCATTGGAGGTGGTGGAGGAGGTGGCGGTGGAGCGGCGGCAGCTCTAGATGGTCTGGGTGCGCGTGGAATATTGGGTTCAGCCTCTTTGAGAACCATTTTACAAACCTTGATGAACTTCTTCGCATCTCTAGCCTGATTTTCGAGGGTTGGTCGGGAACCACTTTTCTTTTTCTTATCGAGTTTAGCTTGGAGCTCCTTCTTTGAAAGTTTGACACGTTTACCTTTGACATCTTTGGTCACCCGGAAACCCATCTTCTTGACTTTCTCTTTGAGATCCATATACTGTACACAAAGGAAATTATTCATACTTTACACCAGCCCTTGTAGCTGCATCATCAATCTCATCAACTACTTCCCACGCCCACATACATTCTTCTGTATTTGCATCATGGTGTTCACAAATAGTGTGGGCGATGTCAAGAGCCTCATGAAGAATCATTTTTAGACGCACTTGTCTCGTCGTGAGTTTTTCTGGTTCATGGAGTGAGGGAGCCTCATACATCTGTTGGAGAGCTACACGTCTAATTTCATTCATTTTCAGTTTGTTGTGAAACGCATCACTATGTTGAGCTCTGCATTTCATAGTAGGTCTGACAATGAGAGACCTTATCATTACTATTCTAACGTTTCATATCTTAAAGTTATAAATCAATGTTAACATATGGAAACTAACGCTGTAATCACAAAAGTGTTACTCCCCCGTATTAGACAACTTGAACATGAGGTTGCCGGATTAAGAAAACAGATATGGCCTTACGTTCAGGCACAAAAAGAGGATATGGGTCTACGTGACATGAGGGAACTTATGGAGTTTTTTGAAGACTTGGACGACGAAACGATTTTGAAACTCTTGAGAATGAAGAGGAAATTCTCAAGAAATCCAGGGTTACAGGGTAGGGAAGTAGACATTGTCATGTCTCTACGAAATAATTTTTGTTGACGTATAGTAAATATGGGTGCCGGTTTTAGTATTTTTACTTCACCAGTCACCGCCTTTGATAAAAATAAAGATCTTGATAACACATCGTTAGCTTCTTTGATATGCTCTTGCATGTGCTGTGCGATGATGACTTATATGGGTATGAAGATGCCCATTAAAAGTCCACCAATGATGATGGGTATGTTGGTGTGTTGTATAACCAGTCTGTTTTCAACCACGATGATAGGAACTGACCTTGGACACAGATTTACACGTAAATCTGAGTAATTTTAAAAAAAATCGTCTGTTCTGTATAAGTTTACATTGAATGAACCAGTTTTGCCAGTCACCGAGACTGCTTCATTTCCGTATAACTCCTGACACCCTATGTCATCTACGCAATCACGTCCATCGTGACTCACTGGGAGGGGGTAGAGGTTCTCACCACCTGTTGTGGTGTAGTAGTGGTAGCGATCGCGGCGACCCCTGACCTCTTTTCCATAGAGGGGTAGGGTCTCATCACCTTCACCGATGAGGACACCCATCTGCTGCATATGACCAGGTTTATATTGCTTGATGGGAGGCTCCCTAAACTCTGGGCTACGAGATCTCTCTTGACGCTCCATACGTCTAGGTGGTACGGGCATCATGGGTACTCCCACTGGAACTTCAACCACTTTTGGGTTTTGGTACATATATCCCACGACGATGACTAGGACAATGAGGGCAGCCCATAAAAGTTGTGTCTTTGTCTTGTTCTTCATATACTGTACTTAAGGAAAAAGTTTTACATCAATCTATGAAGCCAATCAAAATTTATGAAAACTTTCTAGGTGATGATGAATTAGAATTAGCACAAAAGATCATAGAAGATGTAAATTGGAAATATACAAATAAAACAAGGGTTGATACACCCCGGTTTTGGATTGCCGATTTGCATGATGAACCATTGTTTAAAAACACAATACTTGAAAAAATTGAAGATAAAATTGGAAAAAAATTTGAATTAAAGCGAGTCTATGCCAATGGTCAGACATTTGCACAAGATGGTTCATATCACACCGATCACATGGATGAGGGGGTGTATACATTTATATTATACTTAAGCGCTATAAACCGTGATAATATAGATATCGTTAACGGATTCACACAATTTAAAATTAACAATAAAGTGATAAATGTAGAACCTTACCTAAATCGCGGTGTATTTTTTAATGCTAGTATTATACACAGAGGTTTGGCACCATCTAGACACACAGATTTTTTAAGAGTTTCCGTAGCTTTCAAGTTAAAGGAAAAAAATGAAAATACATCATGAAACCTATAACCGTTTATGATAATTTTATCAGTGATGAGGAACTTGAAGAGGCTTATCAATTTATTAATAAAGAGTATACTAACACTGTATTAAATTGGCGTTTTAATAGCATAGATAACTGTTGGAAAAAACTTTTGTATATCTCAGAAAAAAATATGGTGCACCAAATTCCGATGAGTTTTCCATGCACTTCGGTAAGAAACTTCATATTAAAAATGAAAAATAGAATAGAAAAATGTACGAAAAATGAATTTAAAATATCACGAGTTTATTTAAACCGTCAAAATTGCGGCGAAGATGTACCAATGCATATAGATGATGGGGTAAACCCAAACGCGTATACATTTCTAATATACATGGGTGATATTACACCTGAAAACTTTGATAAAGTTGGTGGAATCTTAGAATTCAAAAACAAGGAACGTACGAAAATTGAACCATTTACCAAAAGAGCTGTATTATTTAGGTCTGATATTTTTCACAGCCCTTTTGGACCTCTGATACCTGGTGTAACTCGTATTTCACTTGCGTTAAAACTTATAGTGAATTCTCCTCTTGTTATAAGATGGACTTAAGTTAAAGGTTTCAGATGACGTGAAAACATGAATGTACTCGCCATAGATATAGGGTACCATAATATGGGTCTCGTTATTGCCGAATGTGGGAACGGACCAAAGATTGTTGTGAAGTATATAAAGAAGGTGAGTTTAGAAGACTATAAATATATCCAAACAAATGACATAGTTGACCTCGTACCCCTCATGGTGGATGATCATAGAGATATATTCGATGGTGCAGATACAATCCTAATAGAGAGGCAGCCACCAGTTGGTTTTACGAATATTGAGGTACTTCTACATTACATGTTCAAAGATAAAGTGATTCTGGTTTCACCTGTGAGCATGCATACACATTTCGGTATGAGACATCTAAACTATGAGGAAAGAAAGGAAAGAACTGTCAGTCTCGCGGAAAAATACACTGAGGTTGACATTCCATATGAGAGAAAGCACGATATAGCTGATGCCATATGTATGCTTTTGTATCACAATTTCAAAGTGACTACTCACTTCTTTGATAAGTTCAAATATTTAAAGAAATCTTCGTAATTAATGTTAACACAATGAGTTTGATATATAGATTCACACCCAAAAAACTAGACGAACTTTCCCGTAACTTACCATCTGACCAAATTTTTTTACTTGAAAATTTTATTTCGGATGAACTATGTGATAAAATTAGAACCGAAATTGAACATAGAGCTACAATTGATGAAACTGAGTTTGTTCGTGATACGAATGTAAAATGTAAGAATTTAGTTCTAAAAGATAAAGATTTAACATTTGATAATACAATTCGTGATAAATTAAAAAAATTTGGAACTTCAGTTAACAGGAATTATGGTGTTAACACTCCATGCATTGAAGATACGAATTATAGAAAAATATATGGCAACACTCGTCTTCATGTAGATGGTGTCAATAGTAAATCTAGAACAACGTCGGCTAAAAGGACCTTGTCTATTATCATATGTTTAAATGATGATTACGAAGGTGGTGATCTTGTGTTCCCGAGTCAAAAACGACATATAAAACTAAAGAAGGGGCAAGTGATAGCATTTCCCCCATATTGGACGCATCCTCATTACACAAACGATCTAAAAAATGGTACATTTAGATATACCATAAATACATGGTTCTATGAATTTTAAATATTCACCTAAAGTATAATGCCAACCGTGAAACAAATTCAGAGTGCGCGTAAAAAATTAAAGTCCGCACCCAAACCAAGGGGGAATAGCCCCAAGATACCAACAGCTGCTTTACTTCGCATCATCAAAGCGGATCCCAAGGTGAGCCGTAATAAGGAGTTCATGAAGCGTGTTCATGAACTTACGAAGAAGAAGTAGACTTCTTCTTCTTTTTCTTTTGCTCACCCAGAATCTCTAGAGAATTGACAACCTTTTCTAGAACATGTGTCATAGTGTAAGTACCCGGATTGTTCATGTACTTCTTGAGCTGTTCAATATTGTGCTCCAGAGAGTTCTTCTCGTCATTGATCTGCTCATTAAGAATCTTCATACGCTCCTTAGTCTCCTCGATGATCTCGTCAAGTTCCCCCTTCTTATTTTCAAAGTCGTCATCTAGCTTACAAATCATATCCTCCAGGTAAGAATATTGCTTTGTAAGTAGTTCTTTCTTTACCGAAGACTTTGCTACACCGATACGCCTATCAATGTCAGTCATCTCTTTCTCAATGATATCTAGGGACTTCATGTAGTTTGTTTCCATCAACTTTCTTTGACCCTCGATGTGTCCAAGGTTGGCTTCATGTTGTGCGAGTTCGTAACGAGAGTTGCTCATGGTTTTCTAATTGTTACTAGAAGTGAATCTTTATATCACTTAGGGGCCTTTCCAGCCATGAGTTCTTTAAAATCACCAATAAACGTATCAAATCTTCCGAGACGAAATTGTACGAGACCCCAAAGCATGAAGAATATGGTCTTTGTGAGATTATTCACCTCATTGTCTTCCATTTTGTAAATTGG